GCTTGGCGACTTGCATAAAAAGACCAGCCAAGCCGACCACCGCAGCGGTCAACAAAGCTGGCACCATCTGGGTGAACGGGCTTTCAGGTGGCTTGGCGGTGATCTGCGCCTCTTCGTGGTGCTCCATTGCGAGGCATACAGCCGACCTTTTCTACAGGTTAGTGGTTGCTATGGTGTAGGCGGCCATTGGACATTCCAAGGAAAACCGGCTTGTTGCGGCACCAGTCGCAACGTCTCTCGGTATAGCTGCCATGCAAGCTTGCCATCTAGGTCTAAAGGGCTGTCTGCAAGCTGAGTCCATCCTTAAACGTCTAAGGCGTCCGCAAAATCATGATGTTGCTTCAGCCATAGATAAGCATTTTGCAGTGGGTTATCAATTACCAATGCTGGATCTGGTGCGGCAAGGATGGGGTTACCATCAGCATCAACCTCGCCAGTGTCACGCGGTGCATTTAACGCACCAACACTTAACGAAGCTACGGAGGTTTGGTAAGACCGCTGGTCAATTTCTTGTGAGTCAGACTGTCTTGCCTCAGCGTTAGCGTAAAACTTAACAGCAATAAGAGCATCCGATCCAAGCAGTCGAACAAATTCAATCCGTGCGTATGATTCAGGCAACGGAATGCCAACGGGGGTTGTGGTCAGGCTGAGCTGTAAGGCCATGACGTGTCTCTGTGGAAAAGAAAAAAAAAAGTGGACAGTGGTTATGTCAGTCTAGGGCTCGTCTGTCACATAGCAAGTCAGATAAGCAGTCCAGAGGAGTGAGTGTGATCCTGAGCCGTCAACCCGTATCCTCCACCAGTACTCCGTGGAAGTTCCAGACCCGCTCTTTCCGAAATCTGCGTTAATGGTTGGGGCAGAATAGCTTGCGGGGTTAAATTTTTGGGTTACGTTTGTGTTTTGCATGGATCCGTTATAAGCACCTCTAATGAATCCTGATATTTCCCAAACTGCGTAGTCTGCGTGGTTACTTCCACCGCCTACTTTGGATGCTTTGACAATACCCTCGACGTACATTTGCCGTGAATTTGTGCCATCTTCTCTTCCGACATAGATTGAATTGTTTTTGCTTTCTGTTCTGGTGCCCTGAACCACAGACCCCCCATCAGTTGTTAGATACCGTTGCCCGGAATCGCCTGAATTTGCAGGAGTTACAGCAGTAAGGATTACCTTATAGAACTGTGGATTTTTGTATGTTGAGCTAGTAGTCGCAATTGGTGCAATCGCATGTAATCCTTTGATACCTTGCGTGTTAGCTCTCGTTCCAATCGCTACACTATACAGCGAACTGGATGTTGACTGTAATCCAATTGCTATGGCATAAGTGTCTGTCGCAGAGTTAGAAACCCCGAACGCAAATGAATAACTTCCAGATGAAGTGTTTGAATATCCGTATGAGTGAGCGAAAACGCCTGAAGATGTGTTTTGGCCTCCCATCGCAACTGAATAAGCTGCAGAGGCTATGTTCGACAAACCACCAGGAATTATGGAATAATTGCCACTTGCAACTTGAGTCGCTGCAGTGCGAATCGTTTGAAGATCAACTGCGTAACTACCTCTAGCGTTGCCTCCTGCTGTTGTTCCATCAGGTTCATGAGCAATAAGCGCACCATTGCCTTTTGGGCTTAATACAGCATTGATATTCGTATCGGTTCCACTAGCCTCAAAAATGCTGCTTACAGAATTGCTATATGTGGATTGGCTTTCGGTGAAGTTAGTTAAACCACCGCCGCCACCACCAGCGCCGACCTCCACCATATTGCCACCGCCATCTTTGATATAAAGCTTTCCTGCCGTCTTATCCCACGCCGGTTCAGCCGTGTCAAAATCGACCGCACTCGGCGTAGTAGTGCCGTTGCGGATGACAATCTTGTTTTGGCGCGGCATTAGAAACTGCCTCCATTTATTGAGCTGGTGTTAGAAAGATAATCGGTGCCCACCTCACCCAGCGCCAAATCACTGGTGGTAGGCACTTTGCCTGCAACGGCGCTGCGCTTGAGTTTGATTGTTTGTGCCATGTGGCTAACCCTGTCGGCTATTTAGCCGGGTACGGTGATCAGAAGGTGCCGCCGTCTACCGTGGCTACGGCGATGGTGACGAAGCCATTGCCGGCATCCTTTGTCCAGCTCAGGCTGCTGTTTAGGCGGATCACGCCATCAGTGCCATCGGTGCCGTAGATGTAGCCGGCAGTGCCGCCATTCACGACAGCCACCTTTTCGTCAGTGCTCTCCGAAGGGATATTAAGTGCCGACTTGAAAGCGTTAAAGGTGATCTTTTTCTCGTTTTGGCCAGAGCTTTCGCTGGCGTCATGGACGATCAGCAGGTCAGCAGCGCCGTCTACAGCGCTCATCGTGCTGAGATCATCAATCGCAGGCACCACCGGCAGCTTGGTGGTTGCATCAGTAGCGACGTGAAGCGTGCCGCGATCCGTCGTAATGTGCGGCTCGCCTGCCAGCATCCCTGTTGTGGGAAGGTTGGCCTTGAGACCACGCTTTAGCTGCAGGCGTGCCATAGCTAATTAAAGGTTCCTCCATCCAGTGTAGCTACCCAGTCTGCGTCGTAGTTAGCGTTTGTCTGCTTTAGTAAAATGTTGCCTGGATTACCGCCTACTGGCAATGCTCCGGCAGCAATACCTGATGGACCTTGCGGGCCTTCTGTAATGACCGTAACGACAGTGCTGCTGCCGTTTTCCGTGACGACAACCGTGTTGCTAACGGCACTGACGTTGACTGCTGTCATGCCGTGTAGCCCTCGCTGACGTAAATGATGCCTTCTAAGTAATACTCTTTAAGACCGCTACCGTTGGTAAGCAATACGTCGTAATACGCCTCGTTGGGGAATGACGCAGTTTGTTCATCCGTCAGCGCAATAGCAACCGTACCAGTCGCGCGGTCGGTGTAGGTAACGGCAAAGTCAGCGTATTTTGTGGTCCGCCCTCGGTTCCACGCTTGCGCTTCAACAGTCCAACCTGTCAAATTGATCGCAGTACCACTGCTGTCTTTGAATTGAAGCGTGACACCGTAATCCGCCCGACGCTGCAAGCTGATGTTGTAAGTGCCGGGTGAAATTGCCATGACGCACCTCCTTGGTACAGATTAGCGCCCCTGTCCACGCAGGGCTTTTTTGCCGCGACGTGCTGGGCGACTGTGCTGACCGTAACCCTGCCTTGTGGTTTTGGGTCGTCCGGCTTTGTGCTCAACACGCCCCAGTGCGGTTTTGCTTTTGACTGCCATCAGCTTGCACCTCCTTCAAGAGCGGCAACTTTTGCCTCAAGGGTTTCAATGCGTTCCATCGCTTCCTGCAAAGCCTTGACAGCCTTCATGTAAAGAACGGAGTAGGCAACCGACTTGACTGTTTCTCCGGTATCTTCGTCGTAAACGCGCTCAATAACAAGACCAGGGCTTACTTGCTCAAGCTCTTGGGCAATTACACCAATTTGCTTGCGGGTGGGGTTTGCAATTAGTTCGTATTTGCGGACTCGGATGTTCTTGATGTCATCCCATTGCGAGCTAGCGTCTTCGATGTTCTGCTTTAATTTAACGTCGGAAAGACCCGTATAACGATTATTGGTATTTTCTAAGTCGCCATCACCCATGATGCGAGCATAACCAGCGTTGCCGCCTGCTTCAAACACCCTGATAAGAGAGCTGGCAGTAGAGCTGTACTGAATTTGCCTGCCGGTTTGCGTAAATAAAAAGCCGGAAATAGAGGATGTAGGCGAAACAGTGGTGCCGATATATGTATCTCCAGCATCGTCAATTCTGACTCGCTCCGATGGAGTGCCAGATCCCGTGGGAGTAGTAGAAAAAACTAGTCTAGTTGGCTTGTCTCCGTCACCATGAGTACCATCGGCTTGGGCTTCAATTTTTGCGCACTCTTCATATGTACCGTTTGCATCATTACCTCTAAAAGAAATTACGCCAATTCCGTTTCCATCAGTAATTGACGTGTCATTTCTTCCAAGGATTAGCGCGCCATTATTTGTAGTGTCTCCGACTATTTCGACTGCTGCAACGGACCAGCTTGAAATGCTTGTAGAAGTACCAAGCAATAGTCTGCTGGAGCTATCAATATACGCTGTAGCCGATCCCAATAAAACAGTGCCAGTTTGATCGGGGAATGTGATCGTGCGGTCAGCAGTAGGATCTGTTACTGCAAGAGTGGTTTCAAAGCCATCAGCAGTGGATCCCTCAAAAGTAAGGCTACCAGTTGTTCCAATTTCTAGGTTGCCAGTAACCGTGCCGCCAGACTTAGGCAATGCTGCATTGGCGAGATCGTAAGCACTTTTAACTGCCGTGCTCGATGCAATAGTTGTTGAGCTGGTGGTACTGGTGCTATCGCTTACCTTGCTCTGCAGACTTGCGGGGGTTACAGCACGAGCGGTATCAGAGCCAGTCTGCGTTTCGGCGTTGGTGGCAAGTTCCAGCAAACCTTGAACAGTGGTGCTACCAGCGGGAGTGACGTTCACCCATGCGCTGCCGTTCCAGATCTTGACGCCGTTGGGGGTCAGGCTCGTATCCTGCCAAACTTCACCAGTGCTATTGCCGCTGCTGCCTGCAGGACTTGCGTTGGGAGCAGTTGTGCCTACATGAACCGGACCAACTTTGATGATCGTCGCGCCAGTGCTGTCCTTAAAAAACAGACCGGGACTGGTGATATTGGTGTTAAGCGCAATCTGCCCGTCAGCAATGGCAGTGGTGGGGCGCTTGTTGGCGGTGCTAGTACGAAGGCTCTTATGGGTGGAAGCCATTTCCCTTAACTCCTTGAGGACGGGATTATGGCTTCAGTGTAGCGACTTAGTACTCGCCGTCGTCTAGCGTTACGTCATATTGGTCTAATACAAAAGACAAATCGCGCCAAGCAGTGTAGTAATTACTGCCTTGTATTTTTACAAGTACCTCGCCTGGATTTCCACCAATAGGCACTTCAGGGCCGCTATAGATTAAGCTTTGCGTGCGCTGCATGATCAATAGGTGCCATCGTCAATAATTCCAATGCTCATAATGCCAGTGCCACTTGCTACAACTACTTCAGTTGATCCTCTAACAATCCCGTACGCCGAAGATGTTGCTACCTGAACTCTTCCCCATACGTTCTCGTTGTAATCCTCTTGCGTGGCAATAGAGGAGGCTGAAGGGGAAAGCGCCGCTCCATTAACGAGAACGTCGGCATCCGACACGCCAGCCACTACAGAAGCGAAGTCAAGCAGTTCCCAGTTGGAGCCTTGCCCCAAAGAAACAATCCAATCTCCGGCAGCCAAACTGCCTACAGGGGCAAAACCGCTTCCCGTACCCGCCGTAGTAACGATGTAATAAAGCCCGTTATTGTTATCAGCAGGTGCATTTAATGTGTCTCCAGAATCCAAACCAGCCTGTGTTGAATACTGCGTAACTGTTTCAACCAGGTTTGTAGAGCCGTTATAGGTGCCAGCAAATCGCAGGTTTTCGTTTTGAAGATTGCCGTAGCCGAGATTTAACCAATAGCCATTACTTTCTTCCAGCGTGGCGGCAACACTACCCACCCAGATGTAGGTAGATCGGTCGCTGGGGTTTACCCACCATTGACCAGAAAATTGCGGTACAGGAGCTGTTTGGCTTACTTGAGCGATGCCATTATCAGCAAGCTGTTCGGCGGTAACACTGTTTTCTGCCAGAAAAGCACTGCCAAAAGTTCCTGATGTGATCTTGCTGGCATCAAGATCGGGAATGTCCTCGGAAGCAATAACATCACCAGTTGTAACGTGACCTTGCGCGTCAACAGTTACCTTTGTATAGGTGCCAGCGGTAACACTGTTAAGGTGATTGAGTGTGCCAGCACCGTCAATATTAAGTCCAGTGCCAGGCTGTACAACGCCAACTGTGCCGACCTCGGCAATGGGAAGGTCAGTTGGCTCTAATGCACGGAAGCTGGGCTCTGCATCAACACCAGAAATGGGACCGGCAAATACAGACGCAGCAGCCTGCGTATCAAGCGTGGTAGTTACTTCCGCACTGGTAGAAGTGGGGTAAGCAACGGCAAATGTAATTGGAGTGGAGTCTGTAAAAGTTATCGTCTGAACTGCTTTTGAATCAATCCATTCCGTACCATCCCAGATTTGAGTGAGCCCCGTGTTTGCATTGATCCACTGCTGACCAACAAAATCGCCAGATCCAGACGGATTAGTTGTGTCAACGACAGTCGCGGAATCGTCAGCAAGCTTTGCGCCAGTGACAGCATCGTCAGCGAGGCTGTCGGTTGTGACGTTGCCATCTGCAATTTTTGCAGTGATAACAGCATCGTCAGCAATAGCAGTAGTATCTACTGCTCCAGGGGCAAAGTTAGAAGACGCAATGGTGCCATCAAGAATTTTTGTTGAAGTAATAGCGTCGTCTGCTATCGCCGCAGTACCAAGACCAGCAGCATCAACTTTTACTGTGGTAACTGCGTTGTCAGCGATTTTGTTGGTCGTTACAGCGCCGTCTTCAATACCAGCGGTAGGCGCTACAACTTGCTGAAATGCGCTACCGTCCCAAACTTGGAGATTTTTGCTGGTGCTGTTGACGTAGCCACGGCCTTCAAAATTATCGGCTACAGGTTCAGTGGAGTCGTAAACAATGCTGCTGTCGTCTGCCAGCTTTGCTGCTGTTACGGCATCGTCGGCTAACGCTGTAGTGCCAATCTTTGTTGTACTACTTTGATTGAGCTTGGCGAGGTCGATGCTGCTGTTATCAGCAAGTGTGGCGCCAGCTTCAAACAGGTCTTTGGCCGTGACCTTCTTGGTCTCGCTTGCCGAAATATCTACAATCGGCAAAACGTCGATAGCCGCTACGTCGGCCTCGGCAAGCTGGTTTAGCTGGGTTATCCGCTGGTCAGCCACACGTCAGCTCCAGGAACGGCGAGTCTTCTAGCAGTTTAGTCCGTCAGTTCCGTTAGCAGGAAGTCAAGGCTCTGATTCAACTGTATACGGTCGTCGTCTTCCTTAAGGACGTAGCCGGACGGTTCACCGATCAGCAGTCTAATTTCGCCAGTGGTAACAAAGTCAATCGCGCAGTTGATGACTTGATCCGGTTGTACCTCCACGCCAGTGCGAGTTACCATCGCGTCAAACTCGTAATACACATCTTGTGTGCCGGGATAGTTACCGCTTTCAACTAACTGAAGAAAGCAGCTAAACTCGCTACCTATTTCGGTGCGGTTGATTAGCTGCAGCATCAGCAGAGAATTTTCTGTCAGTCCGCTGTTTTGGGTATTAAAGAGACAGTCAATAGAACCGGAACCACTAATTAGTCCGGCAGAGTACATTCTTTTGAAACGGTCGGACATCGTTGTTGTGTCCAACGCCTCACGATCAGTGTTAAAAGTGAAGCCAGCTACATCACCCAGTACACGCTCCACGCTGCCATAAACACTTACGTCTACTGGGATTGGGTTGCCAGCAAAAGACTCAAGCGGGTACTCCCTTGTGCGGTCGTTATTAACAGCTTCTGAAAAATACTCGAACAACCGGATGCCGCCAATCTCGTTGATATTTGAATAGGCAACTACTTCATTCAATGTTGCACCACCCCCATCAGGCCATGTGGACGTAGGAAGGAAATCCAGTCCCCGTGGGTCGTCAGTGACGATGCGAAGCTGATCGCCAGTTAGCAGGTTTTCAATCGAACCGTCAAAACTAAAACGATTAAGCGTCGTATTGACATCTGCGGGCGACACCTCAGTGCGAAACGCCAGTGTGCTTTTGCGCTTCAGCTTGACTTTGCCGTAATGCCCTAAAAAATACGTCATGCGTCAATCAATTCCCTGAACGGACCATCAACAGTGAACTGCAGCGACACGGATGTAAGCTCTCCAGTGCTTACGGAAATTGATGCGTTTGTAAGGTAAGCGTTGAAAGCAATATCATCTTTAATATCGACTCCAGATCCGGGTTGTGTGCCAGCACGCAGCACAATCGTAACTCGATCATCTTCCGTTACGCCAGCCGTACTGGTTTTCATTACTTTGTTCAAAAACTGATCAAACTGCACACCGGGCTCGGTTGAAGTGGTGCCTTCACGTCTGTAGTACAAAACAGTGGCGCTGCCGGTGGCGCTAACAGCGCCGGGGGTATAGCTCTTAACGGCGGTATCAACGGTCGTGATTTCCAGCAACTCAAGGTTGGTTTCAAGCGACCAATCGCGCAACTTCAATGCCTTGTCTTGGGCCAGTGGTGTTACGCCGCCACTGGTATCCGAGCTTCTTAAATAAAGAGCGCCTGTGCGTCCGGTGTAGAAACCCATATCACAGCCTGTAAGCGTTTAGCAAAAGTCTAGCCGAGTCGTCCATCGACGTAAAACTCGTCAGATCCAATCAAACGCTTAGCGATCAGGGAGCGTCCGTCCGAATCAGTGGGGTGTTCCACAGCCTTGATGGTGGTCTCGCCCTCTTCGTCCATGCTGACTTCAGTAACGCGAAAGACACGTTTGTTTTTGACCGACCGCCCCAGTACAAACAGGGCATCTTCGTAGCTTTTCAAGGCCGGAGCAACACCACCAGAAACAGTGACGTTACTGAACTGCTTAGTACCTTGACCGCCGCGATACACAAAGACTGTATAAGTACCATTCGGCACCTGTTTGGGGAGCGGTGCATTAAGGGCTCCGCCAGCTTCGATCCGCCCGCTGTAGATATTGTTCCACTGATTCATGCCTATTTCCACATAAATGTAAGCGCCAGGGAATACAGGGCTGTCTGTGGGGAATGTTCTAAATTCAATGGCACGACGAATATACCTTTTACTGAGACACAAAAATTTGGCTAGCAAAATTGCCTGTTCTCGCCGTGTTACAAACTGCGATACATCAAGGGTTTCCAGTATGGCTTCATCGGCATCTGTGTCTTTCAGCCGCACTTCCACGCTGGAATTGATCGGGAAAATATCGTTCTTGGTTGTGTCACGAAAAACAGCGGTAACGATAGTGTCTTGAACACTGGCGCCGTAATCAATAAATTCTTCTTTGTATGAGTCTTCAAGGATATTCCCCGATGTAAATAAGGCACTAATTGCAAGCATCGGATCTATAGCGCCAGTAGATCTGTCATAGGGGACGCCAGGCACAAGCGTGTCACAGCCACCAATCTTGGCAAACTCCAGCAAACTGAACGGTGCGGTTTGCGCCCAGAACTCGCGCCAGCTACGTTGGTCGGCAATAACGCCGTCCATATACAGCTTGTTCTTACGACAAAACCGTTTTGTCGTGGCTAACTGCGGCACATCTACAGAATGAATATCGGCGTACTGACCGATGCCGTTTTCGGGATCCAAAACAGTATCTAAGAAAATGTCGGACGCATAACTGGAGGATCCATCAGGACGGCTATTAACTAAAGCACTGATCTCAGAAGTGCTGTTGTATGAATCTGGGTTCAGCGACAACCGCCGAACTTCTTTGCCTTTAGTCACCCAGGCGCTAACGCTGCGAAGACTCTCGGTGGTTGTAGAAGCAAAAACGTGGAGACCTAAGGTGCTAATACCGTTATACAAGGATGGGCCATAGGTGGTCCAGCTCTGCAGCAACTGCTCATTCACTGCTGTAATTGTTATTTCAGGCCCTTGCTCAAAAGAGAATTGGCTTTGGGAGGTTACATCGTAGTTAAACAGATCCCACTCTTTGATGTCATCAGCTGTTTTATTGATGGGCAGTTTATCGGTAAAATTATAAATGTTGCCGTTGAATTGAATAAAAACTTCTTTGTCGCCTGCATTGACGCGGCGGACAGTGCCGTTGGGGTTTAAGTAGCAGTAACGAGTGACGCCTGGTTCGGATTTGGGCTCTAGGACAGGTTCAAGTTTGATTTCCCAAAAGCGTGCTTCCTCCGGGCGAGTAAACGCCGCATTAGCATGGATCAGCTTTAGGTAAGTAAAAATATCCTGCTCATTTGTTCCGCGCACGCAAAATATGTATGGAGTGTCGGTATAGTTTGAAGCACCAGCAAAACGCCAGTACAGGCGGAACATTACTGTTCGGGGTTGATAGCCATTCTGCGAACTGCGATAGTCGTACTCAATTTGATCCGCTCCATACACTTCGGACCTTCCGCTAAGGCGTCGAAAAGCCTTGATTTTTAGTGCTATATCTAGCGCGTGGCACGATGTTGTAGACGCATAGTTTGCTTCTTCAATATGAGCCATGGCTTTCAAGTAAAAAGCCTGACGCTCGTACACGCCTAATGTTTGGACGCGGTTAATTTTATCCGCTAGCGCACTGTTCTGATTTTCAAGTGTTGCGACGCGCTCGTCAATATAGCTAATTGCGCGTTTTGCGTCACCTTTACCAAAGGTACTACCTTGCTGAAAACGCTCATACCTATTGATAACATCACTAAAATTGCCTTGATAGATATACCCAAAAACGTAAGCATTTGACGTGGCGACAGATTCAAGAATTCTCTTATCGCTGTTGAGAGCGACTATTTCAGCATTGTTGTTATTTATTTCTGCTTGTTGATTGCTTATACTTGCGGATACATCTAACCAGTGGCGCACGTCATAGCGGATACTAGGAAATTTACCTTTTCGCTCGCATTGCAATACCGCAAACATTGGAGCGTCGTCTATCTCGGACCCAGAAATACTTACGACTCGAAGAATTACTGAGCCAATCTTAAAACGTGCTCCCGAAAAGATGGCAGACGCCTCCCCGCGTCGAGCCTTAGCTGTTTCTTGGTCGCCAGGCAAGTCTGATTCTCCACGAGCGCGTGGAATTTTGAGGGTAAATTCAGTTCCAACCGGCACCAATGGACGCGAACCGTCACTACGCCAAAAATTACCGGCTCCAGATAGATTTGTATCCACGCTATTTTGCCTTCTCCTACCGTTTTGGTTGAGGCGTAGCGTGTCTACATTGATTGGAATTACAGCAGTAACACCACAGGCTACGCTTGTCGTTGGTGCATAGGCTTGACTAAAACCAAACTCGTCAGTGGTTCCAGCGAGTGTGTTTAGACGGGCAGTTGGACGCTTGACAGATCCAGAGCGGGTTGGATCCTTGAAGTCGTTGCCATTAGCAAGCTGGTTGTAGTGTGTATTGCCGTTAGGCGACCAATACGCCCAGATGTTGCTTTCTACAAAATCACGCAGCGGCAGTTGTCCTAGTGCTGTGCGTTCAATGTCGATTTGTTCAATGCGTCCAGCACCAATCGCCAGCATGAGCTGCATAAACTGGTTGCCGCCAAAACTGAGCACTGCGCTCCAAAGAAGAGCGGTATTAACGCGCACGCCACCTTGGCTATTGTCGGCGGTGTTTGTATAAACCAGCGGGATAGGATCGCCGTAGTTTGCAAGTTCTTGTACGCCGTTAAAACCGAAGCGTGGTGCAAATCGCTGATCACGACTGCGAGCTGCGCCTTTTGTATCAGGAAGTTCTGGACGTGGAGCGAGCAATGCCGCCGCCACCTGAAACAAAATTCCGACAATGGTTAAAACAATCGCTACTGTTCCCGCGTCATTGCGAATATCAAAACCAGTTCCCTCTTTGGGGTCTTCGTAAACAGGTGTTTTGGCAACAAAATCTAAATACTCTTCCTTGGTGATGCCCAGTGCATCAATCAGTTGGTGCTCATACGGCAGTAGCTTGCGGGTCATTTGTTCAGCCTGAAGTACCAGCCGTCGTCTGTCGGTAGTGCGGCGCGGATAACCTTACCGCCTGGACCGATAAACAGAACAGTGTTATCTTCCAATACTGTACCGAGTGCGCCAACCCCCGGACTAGGTAACAGCACCACGGCATGAGGCTCTGGCTCTTGGAGGCGTGTTCCGTTTTTTAGCAGCCACTTGGCGATGAACTTGGGCGGCAGAGTGTCATCGTCATACTCGGCAAAAATTTGACGCAGTTCTGGTCCGTAATCCCAGTAGCCAAGCCGCTTGTGCATTTCAGCGGCAAGGGCGCAACAGTCGATCTGACCGCTTCCGTCTCCGGGTAATGCGCCCCAGGCTCGGGTCAATCCGATGAACTCGTTGGTGTCAATCACTGGAGCGAAATCTGCGAGCTAGTCGGCAGTGGGCCAACATTGCGACGGGTCATGGTCTGACCGGGAAATCTGGCGCCAACGCTATCCATAGCTGAGCGGAAGCGTAGTTCCAGCGTGGTATCTGAGATACCGGCTCCAATGCCTACATAGCGCTCTTCGTAGGAACGCACTACCTCTTCATTCGCATTTAGCCACTGTGTCGTCAGCGTTAAGCGCGTAAGCCGGTTGCCGTCTGCCTGTTCGGCTAGTGCGATTGAAAAATCTTCCGCCGGAAAAAGCACCTGTAACAAGGCGTTGTCTCCGGTTAAGTTCGAGACAGTGCCTTCAGCACGAAAGGGCGCAAACGTGTACGACCTGCGGCCGATCTTTTTGTTGCTGTTTACAAAATAGTTTTGAAATGCGTAACGGTTGTCGTTTTTGTCTACTAGAAAGAAAAATTGGGCGACTCGAATTACAGCAGCCATTATGCAAGCTCTCCAATAAAGCGGATGCGTACTGTACTAAGCCCCTTGATGACGCTTTGTACATCTGGTGCGGCAGCGTAAAACCATTCAATACCAGACGGTATGCGGATAGCATTGCCTACTGCAGTGCTATATCCAGAAAAAAGTGATGTAGGTAGCGCGAAACTTGTCAGCGTACCTTTTTGTCCTAGGTAGTGATCCAAGATTTGATCCAGAACACTACTGCTGATATTTGCAAATTCCAGTTCCAGTTCGTAGCCGGTGGCACGGTTGCCGAAGCTGCGTTTGACGATGGCACCCGAAAGAGCCCGGTACGTTTTGGATGGGAAATCGCCGGGTTTGAAATTGCGGGAGGTTGGCTTTAGTGCTGGGAACGTAGCCATTAGATGCCAACCCTCCTACGGGTTTGTGGGGATTGCTGCAGGCGATCCAAGGTCATGGACATACCGCGTTTGGCGCCATCATTGGCAGCTTGACGACGAGTGGCTGCCATTGCCTGCTCCAGTTGATCGCGGCTGACGTACTCCACACCGCCAATGTTGGTGGATTCAAAGCTCATGTTAAGCACGGGGGAACCACCGGAGCTACCCGGTGCAGCGCCCATTGCAGCACGAAGGTCGTTGGCTGGAACGACACTACCGCCGGTGCCAGGTACAAATAACTCGGGACCGCGTTCACCAACCAAATACGGGGAACCCCCGGTAACAGGACCGCCAGCAGCTCGCTTACGAAAACCGCTTCCAAAACCAAGAAATGACAACACACCTTCTCCGTCTGTACCTGCGAGCATATTTAGACCTGCCATCATAAGAACTTTACCTATAGACATCAGCGCATCACTTAAAAATTGGTTCCAATCTTTTGTTTTGTTAATTACATTATCTAATGCTCCCGTCAATACATCACCAAGACTGGAGCCTATGGCCGCAATCTGCTGTTCAACAAGTTCTGCTTGGTCTTTTGCCTGTTGGATTTTATCCTTTCTATCCTTATCTTTCTTTTGTTGTTCTTCGGTATCTTGCTTAGCTTTGTCCACCGACTTACCTTGTAAAGCAAGTATTTCCTTAATACTAGAAATTTGTCTTTCTAGGGCTTTAGCGACTTCAGATTCAGCAGATAATTTACTTCGCGCAGCCTCAAGTTCTGCAAGACGCAATGTAAGCGTTTCACGCTGTTTTTCTGCGGTAAGTTCGAGTTGCGCAAATTCTTTTGCTAGTTCAGGATTGATCCCTTGATCCAGTAATTCTTGGTATCTGTTCTCAAGCTCCAGTCGGTTAGCAGCTTCTGCGACTAACCTAGAAAGCGAATCAGTAACTTTATCTACTTCTGCGTTTAGCTCTGCCTCTAAGGCTAGCGCGTTTGCTTGTAGGGCTTTGCGTTCGGCTAGTTGATAGTTTAGGGTTGCTTCTGCACTTAGAGATTCTTTAATTTTAGCCGCGTACTGTCTTTGTATATCAAACTGTTTTACTATAGCTTGGGTAATTTTTTGTTGCAGAGGATCGGCAGTTTCGGCCACTTGCAACCTACCTGTTTCAACGGCCAAAGCTTTAAGGGCTTCGTCTTTTTGTTTTGCTATCTTTTCTGCAAGTCGTTCGGCCTCACGTTCGGCGGCAGACTTGCCTTTTCTCTGTGGTCTTAGAGACTCGCCAATAGCTGCTTGAGTAGCTTGGGCGCTTGTTTCTTGCCGCAAAGCAGCACGAATATCGTTTAAATCTTTGCGTAACTGCTGTTCTAATGCTGCGCCGCGTTGGCCTGCGATTTGTTCTGGGGTTCGTCCGACTACCCTGCCCAAAACCTTTTCGATGCGGTCTAAAAACGGTAGTTTAATTAAACTGCCCTCTTGCATTTTTTGGATAAAACGTGCAGCTAACGAAACAGAACTTGCTACCGCAGCTACGATATTTTCCCATGTACTAAGTAACCTATCTGCAAACTGGACTGTTTTACTTTGGGCGACAAGAATGTCAATGTTCCGCTCACTGACAATTTTCAGTAGTGCGGCTTGTGTCTCTGTTGCTCCTACTGCTCGTAACTGAAGTGCCAGTTGTTCTGCCGCTTCATTGCCTATTTGTTTGCGAAGACTAAAAATAGCGTCTAAAGCTTCTTTTTCTCCGATACCTGCTTTGGCGATCGCTTCAAAGGTTTGTGCACCACCAACAGCGCCAAAACCTCTTGCTAATGCTTCACGTGCAGTACCTGTATTAAATTGACTAAAAGTGGATATTAACTCTATAGCTTCATCTTTAGTTATCCGCAGATTTTTAGCTAACTCACTAATATCACCAGCTGTAGTTATAAAAGCAGAACTTGTAGAGAACAGCGTAGCGTTAAGCCCCGACAAACTAACGCTAAGTTTGTCTGTTTGTGCGATAAAGTCGCCTATCGCTGTACCGGCGATGGACAGTGCAAAACCAAATCCTCCGCCAAGTAACCCCCCGGCTAGACCGCCAAGAGCACCGCCGGCGGCTGCGGCCGGTCCTTGTCCAAAAAGTAACGGGAAACCACCGCCAATTAGCGCACTGCTAATTGCACCGCCAGCCCTTCCTCTAAGTCCTGCGCCAGCAGTCGTGCCTGTGGTTATTTCTGGTTGCGCCTTTAAACGCCTCTCTTGTTCCGCCCACCACGCATCACCCTCTCGTTTACGTTTTGCTGCAATAAGCTCAATAGCGTCTAATTCAGCACTAAGTTCTTTTTGTATGGCTGCCAAATCGGCATTATTTTGAATAACACTTAAACGTCTTTCTAGCTCTGCGTTTATACGAATGCCTTTGGCTTGATCGTCTAATAAGTTTTTAATGCGTACGTCTTGATCGGTAAATCCAGCTGGACGTAACGCTAGGGCAGTACCGCCATAGCCCAAATTTTCAGGTTGAGGCCGAGTAGCCTGCTGATACGCAGACAGTGTTTCTGCTTGACGTAAACGTGCCCGGCTAGCAGCATTTGCGGCTTGCGCCCGTAAAGTGAGCGCAATGTCTTCTAATTCGTTTAGTGCTGCGGACCAGCTCTGCTTTAGGTTTAGTGCTCTAGCTGCTGTAGAAGTTTTTAACTCTGTAGCAAGTTCTGCAGCATCTGTAAAAAAAGTATTCCAGCTCTGCTTTAGGTTTAGTGCTCTAGCTGCTGTAGAAGTTTTTAACTCTGTAGCAAGTTCTGCAGCATCTGTAAAAAAAGTATTCCAGCTCTGCTTTAGGTTTAGTGCTTTAGCCGCTGTAGAGGTATTGAGTTCTGTAGCAAGGTCAGCTGCCTCATTAAAAAATGTTGTCCAACTTTGTTGAATTTCTCTACTGCGTACAAATGCAGGAGGTAAAGCAGGCATCTGCTGCCCGTAGCCGGCATTAGTTGTTGGAATTATTTGACGCTGCGCGGCTGTTTCGGCGGCTTCGATATTGCGGATAAGCCGCAGGCGTTCCTGTAGACCGGCGTTTAATTCTCTCGTAGCCTTAACGTAGTCTTTAGCGGCCGTTACCGCTTCTTCGGTACCTAAAACAACTTTATTGAAGTTAGTTGCTGCTTCTGCGACAACGCTTTTTAAGTTGTTTAAACTTTTAGGTAATAAATTAGCGACACCCGCAAAACCTGAGTTAAGCGAATCTATTGCATCTCCTGTAGTTTTAATTTGGTTTTGAAGACGCTTGAGTTCTTGAGCGCCGCGTACTGCGATTTCAATATCGGCTCTGTAAGCCACGGCGCTGCGTCACACTCTGGTACTTCAGTTTAAGGGACAAAAAAGCCGCCGGGTTAGCGGCGGCGGCGGGCTTTTTCCATCTCCTTCTGCTGGTCCTCGTTGAGGATGCTGAAGTAAGCGCTCCAGCCGAGTAATTCCTCGGCAGTCATTGTGGTGCGAACCTCGGTAAGGGTTAGGCCCAACTCCTTGGCGACGCCAAATTGGAGCATGAGCCAGTTGTCCTTGCGCAGTTCGGCGCTCAGGATTTTGGGTCGATCGGCTCGGCGTCGTCGGTCAGGATTGCCAGCATCAACGCTTGGAGATCCTTGTCCTTCACTTCGTTTTTAAGTACATCCAACTCGCCGACGCTGAACAGCTTGGAACCAGTCTCGTCCAGTGCTTTGGCGATCAGTAGTTGGAGTGCGAAGGCGTTGGCGTCGTCGGACTTGGCTTGCTTTTGGGCGCGTTCGCGCTCAGCCATCGTCAGCGGTGCCACCCACATTTCAAATGTGCTGCCGTCGGACAACTCGACGACCTTCTTTACAGGCTCCAGGTTCGCTGCTTTACGCAGGCGATCAATGGCGCGGACTGGAATTGAGGCAGGCATAAAATCCTGTTTGTTTGGATCTACTGTAGCGGACTAGACACAAAAAAACCCCGGCGGTTAAGCCGGGGCTGCTGAACTGGCTACGGCAGAACCTTATCAGGCAGTCTTAACCAGGTCGAAGGTAGGAGTAGAGCTGGGACGGAAGTTGATGGCCACAGCAATGGCATCGTCAGGGTTGATGGTCAGGCTGGCCGAAGTCAGCACGATGGGCATTGCAATAGAACGGCTGAGAGTTTCGCTCACGCTGCCGCCGCTGAACACGCGGTCCACGTACAGCTTGACGTAGGCACCTGTCTGGTTGCGCTGGATGATGTCGTTGATCATCCGGTTGGCGAAGTTCTCGTCGTCAGTGGTGAAGTACACGGTGGTGGAACCAGTGCCTTCAGCAAAGCCGGCCACATAGCTGCGGAAAGGCGCAAACTGTGCAGCGTCTTGGCCGATCGTAGTTACGTCGATTTCAGTACGGGTAATCTCAAAAGTCCACTCACGCACCTGGCCGACAACCTCGTAGTCGGCATAAGCAACCTCGAAGTAGTTGTTGCCGGTTGCGGTGCCGTCGTCGGTGATGTCCACGGCGGAACCGCCATCGGTTGCAGACACCTGCAGCGCACCAGTGGCAGCGGTGTAGCTGATGACGTAGTAGGTGGTTCCTGCAGTCAGACCTGCGGGAAGTGTGCCGCTAGGAGATGCGCCAGCGCTGTTTTGCACGCTGAATTTGACGGGATCGCCGACTTGGAAGCCGTAGAAGGTTTCGACGGTGATCGTGTCAGTGGCGATATTGACGCCGGATTCACCGAAAGTGCCGGTGGTGCCAGCGGGCTTGTAGTAGAAGGCACCGGAAGTGCCCGTGATGACGGTCGCGGTCATGGGAAGTAAGTCAAGTGGGGCGGGCACTGCCCGGCTTAATACAGGTTAGCGCCTATCACTAACCATCACCTACGACAGCACAGTTGCAACATAAGAAGCATCAAGCCGGCCCACAAAATGGGGAGCGCTGTCTGTTGCCGTAAATGATGGTCCGTTAATTTCACCTACACGAAAATAAACACCCGTATTTGTTTTTGCTGTTTCGTTAAGAGTAGTCAACACATTTACAGCCGCAGTCAAAAGTGTCTGGTTGCGGGCTGGGCCACGTCCCTTTTCCGTAAAAACGCGGATAACAATCGCACCACGGGCGTTGTCCACACTGCCGGTAAGTGTGGCCTCGTTGGTAATACCGAAAGTAACATTGACGCGAACGTATTCAGTAGTGGTGTTAGGTGGGACCGCCGTGATGTTGTCGAAGTACACAGGCACCGCCGGCACTAATGCGCCAAACGCTGCAAGCAGCGGGTTTTCGACGGCGGCGCGAATAGCTTGGTAGTTCATAGTCGGACTCTACCTAGCTCTGCATCAAGTTCAATCCTTATTCGTCTGTCGATAGCGCCGCCTCGTACATAAGTTGTGTACCAATCAAGCGGAGCGGTACTGCGGTTAGGTCCTTCATCGTCGCCTACAAGGTCTCCACGGTATCCGCTTACACGTGTACCTCGATCGTATTCTTTTAAGGGAGGTGTACCTGGATCTATAAAATAACCCTCAACTAGATCACGTGCTTCATCCGCATACGGCGAAAAATTAGAGATTGTGTATTTAATGTCATCAAACGCAAAACCACGACCGCTAAGCAACGGTGCGGGTACTCGTTGAGGCAAACCGGGCGAACCACTTCCAGCCGTACGCCTTCCATCTGTTGTTTCTATCTGCCAAGAATTAGAAAATTTACCCGTCCACACAGGACCAGCTTCCTGCAGATCGACGACAATTTCTTCTGCGGCACGTGCAGGTCCTCGGCTAAACGCAGCAACTGCAATGCGGTCAATGTTTTCAGCTAAACGATCTAGCTCGTTTAGGAATCCGCGATTGCGTGCCATTACTGGGGCCTCACGATTAGAGAGTGGTAAACCGGGTTATCGCCGCGATAGGTGGTGATGGCGATGATCTTGGCCTCGCGTGTTGCTCCAGCTTGGGTGTACTGGATGCGATCTGCCTCGGTTGGGTAGTACGTGCCAAGCTCGCTAGCGCCAATGATGACCTTGAGGTCAGTTGTTTGGTACAGACCTTCGGCTTCGCGGGGGCTAATCCTCGTGATAACGGCTTTGACCGTCACAGAGGTGTCGGAGCCGTAGACCTCGCCTGTAGTTGGATCGTAAGTGCGTGGTGTGTACGTTTTGATGTACGTAATGTTTTGGCCCCAGTCAGATAAGACTGCTTGGGGGATTGGGCCAAAAGTAGTGTCGATTAAGCCCATATCACCCTCGGAATAGGCGGACGGCGTAGTTGGCGGCGCCGCCCATGCAATAAGGGCCGAGGTAGGTCTGGAGCCAGGGGTATACGTCGAAGACGTTGTTGATCACGCCGCTGGTTTGACTGGTCTTGTTGTATTTGACCTTGAGTTCGCCCAGCTCCACCTCGTCGTAGATGCCGGTCGTGCCGGTGTTGCCGGTGATGGCGTCGGTGTCGTTGGCGAGGGCTCGTGCCAGTTCGTAGGTGGCGACTTCAATGCCGACTGGAATCAGCGTGCAGGCAAGTTCGATGCCGTCGACCTTGTAGTCCTCGCGTGGCCACTTCAGTGCCTGAGTTTCGCTGCAACGGTCGCCGTAAAAGCTCAGTGCGTCGATCCAGCGGGTGGCGGAAATCAGAGCGCGGTTTTTCTGGTCGTTGGTCTTGTCGTCCCAGCTGGCGGAATCCGGCGTTGTCTCGAAGTAGGCGTCAGCGTCTGCCAGCGTCACATACGAGTTGGCCGAAGCCCCACCCAGAGTGGCGTCAATGACAGCGGCCACGGCTTAGTACATCCTTTGTTTGAGTCTAGCGCCAGTGCGAGATTTCCTCTGTTTGGGTGGATCGCTTAAAACCATCGAGTGGTAAACCTTGGCGCCAAACATCTCTAGTTCAGCTTGCGCTTCGGCATGAACGCCGTAAGGAACGTCAACAAAGCTGCGACAGTTATCCTGTAGTACGAAGAGGCGAACTCGTTTCATGACTCCGCGTAGAAGTTCCAGTGTTGAGGCCAGCGTAGAGCCGGTCACTCAAGTCGCACAAGAGAAGGTCGACACTTCCAAACCGAGGAAGTGGGCTGATGTAGCCAAGGAGGTGAAGGCGCTGCGCGAGAAAGGTGCCAACGTGCCTGAAATATGCGAGAAGTTGCAGGTTTCCTATGTGCTTGTGAACCAGCTCATCCTGCAGTCGTACAAGATGGCGATTGACTCGGAAGCTGTGTTCCAGCGGCAGGAGGAGATGCGGCTTCAAGGCTGAGCCTGATCTATACGTGTTTCCACGTCTGCCGCAGCAAGATTTTTGATGTGGTTGAAGCGCTGATTTTGTATTTCAGCCCCAAACGCTCTAGGTATCCTGGTTCGCGGTCTGTTTCAGCCCGTAGAGCCAGGACTTTTTCTGTGGTCATTTTTGCCAAGTGCGTGAGCTGCTCTCCGTAGCGCGTAGGCGGTTTCGGGCTTAGTCCTGTGGCGTAAGAGTGCTTCATATTTTCTGTTTGTGTTACATATTCAAGATTTTCTAAGCGGTTATCGGTTTTGTCGCCGTTTTTGTGGTTCGTCACCATGCCCTCTGGGCGCGGTCCCACCCAAGCCTCTAACACAAGTAAATGGACCATCCGAGTCCGAAAGCCTTTGTCTGTTTTTACGTTGACCTGTCTGTAGCCCTGCGTGTGGTTGGTTTGCTTTAGGGGAAAAGGCTCAAAGCGATGGTGGCTGTAAATCTGTCCGTCTTGTGTGGCGCTGTAGCCAATAACGGAAGGTATGCGGCGCATATTCATGAAAAAAGGGCCTCCGTAGAGGCCCTTATCATACCGCGAACAAAGCGGTTTATGAGTACACCGTTTGGTCGAAGGGTGTATTAACGAGCAGGCGGGTGATGGGCACCATCTTGGTGGTGCTGTACACCAGATTCCAGTTGCCGGTGGTGGCCAGACCAGCGTTGGTCGGGTTGTCGGTGGCGTTGGCGTACTTGGTGCCAGTCACGTGATAGCCGTAGTGGTAATCCACGGCGATCACATCCTGCATGGAAAGGATGTTGCGGTCGGCAGCAAGGCGCAGATCCTGTTGGATGCCTTCGGAAACGACGCCAGACTTGAACAGGTAGACGGGGTACTTCACCAGATGGGTGGCGGTACCGCCGGTCAGGTAGCTCAGTTGGTCGTCGATCACCACGCGGAGACCAGCAAAGGTCGCCACTTCAGGTTGGCCGACGCCCACGCCGCCACCACCCCAAGTCACGGCGCCAGCGGCGGCCAGTGCGGAGGTGCTGAAGGTCAGCATCCCGATCTGTTGCAGGTAATAAGCAACAGCCGAGTGCATGGCGATGGTGTCGAGTTCCTCGCCGCGCTCGCCAAGCTCGTTCTTGGCCTTGATCACGTTGGCAGCCGAGATGTAGTTTGCCTCGGTTGCGCTAGTGGTGCCAGTCACGTCAACTTGGTTGGGGCCAAGCACGCCAGCGCCGGAGATACCGCCGAAAAGACCCAGCAGCTGGTTCTTCAGGGTGGTGGTCTTCAGCTTGTTGATGGCGGCGGTCAGCTGGTTGCGGACGTGAGCAAGGGGATCGGCGCCGGAGCCGAGCTTGCTGAGATCGTCTGCAGCGTAGGCAAAGCCACGGTGCAGGATCGTCATGATTTGCTCGTCTGCGGTGGACTTTTGAGGAGTCAGATAACCAGCGCCAGAGGTGCCCCAAGCAGCCGAGGAGAGGATTTGCTCTTCGGTGGGGTTGATGGGGTCGAAGAAAGGCACGCGGACGCGGGTGCCGCCGGCACGTGCGTCAAGAGCAGCGTTGCGCTGCACAATGCCGCTCTGAATCCACTTCGATTGCTCGAAGATGCCTTCAGAGGTGTATTGCAGGAATTCCGGGCGAGCGACAAGATCGCTCAAAAAAGTACCGCCGGAATAGTTTTCGGAGATGGCAGCCATTGTGGGCTCCTAGGTGGGTTTGCGGAGGTCGCCCCACAGGGGCTAGTTGAGACCGGCTTCTGCCTTTAACAACCTGGCTTTGTCGGGATCGCTCGCCAACATCATCATTTGCTGAGTGATGTTCCAGCTGTCCTTAGACCAGGGGTTGGTTTGGCCGGGAAGGGCGGTGGCGCGGGCACTACCCGTGACACCCATGCCGGAACGGTTCGTAGCTGCAAAATGATGCTCGTAACCGCTGCCGGGGTTTTTCAAGTTGGTGATGTATTCACCAACTGGAACTTCGACGCCGCCGACAACAGCCACAGGCTGACCATCTTTGGCGCGTAGGTTCTCCTGAAGTAAACGATACAGCTGATCTGGTGCCAATGCACCAGCCTGCGAGAGTTGTGCAATCGCGGCGGATTTTACTTGCTCTTGTGTAAATCCTTGGCGAACTTGCTCAATCTCGGATTCTTTTGCAGCAAGTTGTTGCTTGAGTTCAGCAACAGTTTCTTGGGCTTGTTCCCATAGAGTTTTGAATTCGCCTGACTCGGCCAATTTGGCGGTTTGGGCGGATTCTTGTGCAATGCGTAGTTCTTCGATCTGTTTCTGTAGGTTTTCGCGGTTTTCGCGGTCCTTGCGACGTTCAGCGATCAACTCTTGGTTTTTCGCACGTAACGCTTCAAGTTGGGAGGCCAGATCGGAGCTTTCAGCCACAGGCTGAGGGGCAGTGGGCTCCACAGGAGTAACCGCTGCTTGCTGTTCTTCGGGCACAGTTATGTGTTACTTGGACGTTTCTAGGTTAGCAGTTAAGAGTTGAGTTCTTCTTCGCGGCGCTCCATGTCCTCGTCGCCGGTGTTTTCTGCGCTCTCCGGCAATGCCAAGGCGTTTTCAGTTGATGCCTCCAGCTCGTCTTCGATGTTGATGTTGTCGGGCAGGATTTCACCGCGACGCAGGATCTCCAGCAGCATCTGATCGCTGATTTTGCCCATTTGGTTGAGCTGAGCCAATACGGACACGTCTTGGCCGATCAGGCGGTAGTAGTCGAAGTCGCGGTCGATTGTGATTTCTGGGGGTTCCATGCCCACGTATTGGGCGGCAAAACCGAAGGCTTGGTTGAGGGCGCTTTCCAGTTCTTGGCTGATGATGGAAAGAACGCTGTTGCTTTGGGCTTGGTCGATACGCTTGGCCTCGGCAGACTCAGCGACAAATTTCTGTCCGAACAACTTGGTGACGCCAAGTGTGGACATCTGACCCTCCAGTGACTGGAGTTCTTGCATTTGCGCGTCGAAGCTGGTGGCGTCTGCCTGCACGTAATACGCCTTGTTGCCCGGTTGCATGGCGATGGCGTAGTTCACGCCCATCGTTGCGGAACCAGTCGTGTCGTCCCAGCCCTCTAAAACGAGGGTGGGCATGGCCGCGATGTGGAGCGCGTGGATGAGATCCGCTTGGCGTTGGTAATGCGTGATGTTCAGATTGGCGATATCCAGCAGCGGGGGCTGGGAGCGCAACATCCCTCGGCGGTTGCTGTAGATCGGCACTACCGGGATCTCGGCGAGGCTGTAGTCGCCGGTTTCGCTGAACTCAACTACGTCCTGACCGAGGGTGTAAAGGTCGTAGCGGCCGGGGTAGATCACCCGCATTTGCTCGATCTGTTCTTCGCCAAACTCGTTCAACGGGCGGGTGGTGTACTCGTGGATGCGAATTTGAGTGAGAGGAGAGCCAGGCATTGTGCTCTCTTGGCGCCAGCCCCAGATTTGGGGGGCGTCGATATGCACGAAGTAGGGGCGGCGACCTTGGGCGCGTTCCTCAGCAAGATTTCGCGCTCCCATTGCTGCGGGGTAGTCCACCAAAATGGCGCTGTGGCCAAAGGTGAGGCTGCTGACAAGAGCGCGGCGGGCATATTCGTTGATGTTGGAGCCGAGTCCGTCAATATCTTGCGCAAGTTCCAGCCAGTAGGGGTCGCCCTCGATATGGATGGGTTTGCGGAGGATGGCGCCGGCGGCAGTCTCGATTAGGCGGCTGGTGTACGGGCTGAGGACGCTGCGGTCTACGCGGGTTTGATAGGCGTCGTCATCTTCGCGGGGTTCTTGCGGTAGGTATGTCTCGCTCAGATCGCGGATATAGTTCGTGCCTCTGGTGACTGCAGCCATCACGCTCCAGTCGGCCATCATTGCGATGACATCTAGGCTGCGAACGAACGGGGATTCGCTGACTACAGCTCCAGTCGGTGGGATATTGGCGCTGTAGACCACGGCTAGGCTCCTACTTTGTACCTATTTTGGCACTTAATCATCGTCTTCTTCCTCGTCGTCGGGATCTGCGATGGGAACTAAAACTTCAATGCCTTGAGCAAGCATTGCAACAAACCCACCCAGAATCGCCGGGTTTTGGGGTGATTTGAAAACAAAAGTGGCGTGGGTAAGGCCGTCTTCAGCGTCAATTTCGATGTGAACACAGCCTCCGTTGACCGTTTGGATTGCCATTAGCCGTGATAAGCAACCCCGATGTGTGGAACAATGCTAGGTGTGCCAGAGCTGATGGAAGCGACACGCATACGGATGCGGTTAGAGGGTTTTCCGGTATAGAAGTAAATGTAGGAACCGTTTGAGTTAATAGTTTTGCTGGTATCGAGTTCGTACCAGGTATTACCGCCGTTGAAGTTGGTCTCGAAGGCCAGGGTGAAGTTGGCGCCGCCGGTAACTGTTGCGGCGAAAGTGAATTCGCTGCTGTCGGCGTGGACTTCCATCGAGTCGTCTACAGCTGTGAGTGGAGTGGACTCGTGGTACTCCACTAAGTTGGTGCCGTGGGCGATAGTTAAGGCCATTATTTCCTCCGTTTTTTGACGGTTTTGGCGGCTGCTTTGAAGGCAGCGGCGGTTGGGGCACCCTTAGTGCCGGGTTTGCGCATTTTTTCGCCACTTCCGGCGGCAATGCGCTTGCGTTTTGCCTGGATGTTGCTGTACAGGCCGCGTTTTGCCATTATTTTTTCCTCTTTTTCTTGCCCGAGCTGGACTTAAGTGCGCCAGATTTATATTCGGACATTACTTTTTCTACCTTTTTCTTGCCTTTTTTAGGTTTGTCCTTGTCGCTGTAGTGTCCGGGCATAGGATTCCAGCTGCTTACCACACACGATAGGACGTTTTACCGAGGCTCTCGGGCTTGGCAAGGTTGAAAGTTTGTAGGCACAGGTAGCCAAGAGCATCGAAAGCATGATCGACGCCGAGATTCTTATTGGGGAGGCCGGTTCCTGGGGCATAGGTAAGAGTGCGTAAGGATTTGATCAACTCCTTGCATTTTGGGTTGATAAAGAGACGGCGGGTTCCAGATGCGTCGAGCAGTGCTGTGTTGACGCAGGTGATCTTGTCGCGGATTTTCCACGGATTTCGGGGGCTGGAAACTGTGAAGCCGCTTTTGCGGAGGATGTTGTGGTCGGTGGCGCCGACGCCGCTGGTTTTGCGGGCACCACCTGTTGGGTCCGGGCAAGCAATAATCCGGCGCTCCACGCCGTAGCGGGACTGGATTTCTTCGCATAAATCCCAGGTGGTGGCGCCGCCGGTCATGATGATTTCGTCGAAGACCCAGAGCACGTCGCCTTTTTTGACTGCGCAGACCGCGCTCATTGGGTCCACGTTGAAGTCCACCCCAATCAGCAGGGGTAGTACGGCAAGGTCTTGGACCGTTTTGTCGATGTTTTCGTCCGAGAAGCTGATGGCGACGAGGCCGCTGAGGTTTTCGAAGCTGGCTTCGAATTCTTGGCGGAAGGTGCGGGGGTCGAGTTGGGCGCGGGCAGCCTCAATTTCTTCCGGTGGGACGTTATCGCCGTCGATTGTGGTGAATTGCCACCGTTGCCAGTCCTTGTCACCTTCCTCGCAATAGCACCAGAGGTCGTAGAACCAGCTGGCGGTGCCATCCGGGGTGGAGATGAATAATGCCCAGCCTTGTTTGTCGGCGAGGGCGGGGCGGATCACCTCGAACCAGACCTCCACGTCCATAAATGCGGCTTCGTCCAGCACCACGCCAGCCAAACTGCGGCCGCGCAACGCCATTGCGTTTTCAGTGCCCTTTAACTCGATCGTCGAGCCGTTTACTAGCTCGATCTTGAGGTCGGTTTCGTTTTTTGCCTTGATCCAAGCCTTTGGGACAAGGCGTTTCATTACCTTCCAGGCGATATCTTTCGCCATCCGGTAGGTGGGGGCGGCATAGAAAAAAGTTTCGCCCGGCCTTTCGATCGCCCCACGCAATAACTCGATACATGACAGGTAACTTTTGCCGAATCGGCGGCCGGCTACCAATACTCTGAAGCGTTTTCGGCTGGAGAAAACTTCGCCTTGCGCGTAGCGAAGGGTGAGTGCTCCAGCAGCGTCGGGCATTTTTGATGTAGGTGGGTACTTTCTAGGGTATTACAGGAATCGAACCCCTGCCCCGGTGTAGTACAGAAGAAGAAATTGAGGGTATGTCAGTAGGTTCCCTGGGTGGCGTCCCGCGTTGGGCAGCGCCGAACCCTACCCCCTAGTGCAGTTGTACTAGCTCGCGAGCAGCCGTCGGACCGTGGTGCGCGAGCAGCCGAGGCGATCGGCGATCGCCTGCTGTGTCATGCCGTTGCGACGCCAACGGCGCGCGCGTTGTTGCCGTGACTCGCTAGCCCACAGCAGGACTAGCAGCGGTAGAAGGATCAGCGCCAGCAGGATTGCGGCGGCGGTGGTGATGGTGGCCATGGTGTGGCGTGTTGTACTCTCGTAGTGTAGCACAGCAGGCCCGCTAGGCGGGCCATACTGTAATACTCTGTAACATCAGCAGAGCTTATCTGCCGAGTACAACCAGCCGGCATTCGGCAGCCGATCGGCCGGCAGACTCACATCGATCTAGCAGCGTGTCAGTTCTCGGTGTTGAGAATCCCCACGCAAGCGTGGCGGCTACAAAAGCCAGGAACACAGGGGGGCGAAGTAGGAAGGCGAGCATGGTGGGAAGCGTGGTGAGCTTCCCCGTATTGTAGCACAGGATCGCCGGCTGCCTAGACCTGGCGCCGATCCTCCACGGTGATCTGTAGGGTCGGCGCTGCTGCAGCCTGGGCTTCCGGTGCGACTTCGCCAACCACTGCACCGAGGTCTCGCATCAGCAGCTGAGCGCTGCCGATCTGGCCCTTCCGGATCGCGGCGTCGATTGCGCGCATGCGCATAGCCTGCAAACGTGAAACTATACTCTCGCGATCCTTGCTCCAATCCTCCTCATTCCACCTTTTGACCTCATCCCAATCTCTCCAAGCTGTAACTTCGCCGATACCTTCACGATCAGCATGATCCAGCACAAGCTGACGCACCGGCAAACCAGTCAACTGCCGCTTATAAAGTCGCTTCCGGCGCTCTTCAATCACGGCATTAGGGTTCCGCTTGCCGTAGGGTCGGGGCTTATTTGTTACAGCTTCCGGCGCAATCTCCGGTGCTTCGTTGTTAGCTTCCGGATTGTCCGACATTGTTAGATTCTGCGGCCGTTTGATTCAATACTAGCGCCACCACTGCGGCACAATAAAAAAGCACCGCCGAAGCGGTGCGGACTGAGCGAAGCGAAGGCCGCTCAGTAAGACGGCAAGACAAAAGCAACGGTGCACGATCCGACCGGGCGAAGCTCAAACCCTTCGCCGTGCTCAAACGTCCGGCACCGGCAGCCGGTCAGACCTAACGCAGCCTTGGCAGCCGTTACGATCTGGCGGCGGCTGGCATCCTGTGGCAGTGCCAGCTGATCACGCCGCACCCAGCTGTAATTGGCTTCGCCGCCGAAGGTATCGGTCAGCTCTACATCCCAAACGGTGAGAGTCTTAAGCATCGCTCAGAACCCCACAACGTAGGTATCGGAATCAATGCTGTGACAGGTGAGAGCCTGCCATTCCAGGTCGGCCTTAGTGGCAGCCCGAAGTGCGGCAGTTATGGGTCCCTCCTGGAAAGTGGCAGAACCACGCCAGGTAGTGTCAGAGTCTCGCTTGATGCTGGCAAACCAGCGAGAGCCACGGCCGCCAGCGGTCGGGCCTGAGTAGCGAACCACCGCACAAGCCCGAGAGCCGTCTACGTGGGTTCCGGTCCAATGGAAAGTGTGAGCCATGGTTTGAGCCTTAGGGTGGGGTCTCGTGAAATACAATACAGCAGCACGCGCCACTAGGCAAGTGCCGGCGCCAGGGCATCGCCGGAACCATCAGGCCACGGGTAAGATTCGCGGCGCCATTCCTGATCCGCTGGCAGCAGTGCCAATCCGGTAAGGTCCGCAAGGTCTGAGCGTGTCAGCGCTTCAGCGGCGTCGCGGAAGTTGAAACTCGGGCCGTCGCTCTCGTGCTGGCAGCACCAGGGCAAGCGATCCGCGACGGTGTGCCAGAGCTCTCCTATGGCATCATCGCTTACTCGCTCCAGCTGCTCATCGGCCCAGTAGCGGTCGGCGTCATCCGGCGCGAACTCCTGCAGCGCCTTTTCAACCACGCCGCGCCATTCAGCCATGGCCCAATTCTCCCATGCTTCGGCTTCGTGCTCGGATTCGAGTTCGCTCCAATCCGACTCATCAGCGACGCAGTAGTCTGCCAAGCTGGCGGCCCACTCATCAGCACACCGCAGCGCCGCGGCGTCGCTCTCGTGAATTAACCATAGTTCATACCAACCGCAGGCCCAATGGCCGAAGCTATGGGCGCCGCTCTCATCGTGCTGCGCTAGTCGCTCCAGCTCGGCACTAATCACGCGCCAGTTGGAGAGGGTGAGAGCGTCGCTAGTGTCGCGGCCGTTGCTGATAGGTGCGATGTAGAAGGCGCTCAGATCAGCACCGCAGTAGTTGCCGGTGCTGCCAAACGCGGGATCCGCTGAGCTCCAGCGCTCCAGATTCTCGGGTGTGTAGAGGTCGGCCATGGGTGGGCTTCGACTGAACTTCACCACAATACTACATCAGAGCCAGCTGGCAAGACTAGCGGCCCGTGCTACTGTCGCAGGGTATCCCCAACCCATAGGGAACCATGACCACACAATCACGCAGCCTCCGGCTCGCTGATCAGCTGAGCGCCAACCCTTACGCGTGGCCTGGCGGCTATCCGCTATTCGGCGTGTTTCACGATGGCGGCGCCTGCTGCGCAGCTTGTGCCAAGACTGAGCGCGAATCGATCGGAACCACTACCGGCCGCGACGGCTGGGGATTGGTGGCGATCGACGCGAATTGGGAGGATCCTGAGCTTTTGTGTGACTGCTGCAGCCGTCGCATCGAGTCCGCCTACGCGGAGCCGCAAGAATGACAGGCGGACAATGGGCAACGCAGCGCGAACGCAAGCGTTCCAGGGATGAGGCACGAGAGGCTAAGCGCCGGCTGCAAATCGAGTGGGCAGACAAGCTATGGCTAGCTCAGCACCACCCCTGCGGGGATGAGGTGCTGGCCTGGCTTAGCGAGAACCGTGCGGAAGCCTCAAAAATAGGTTCGAGCCGGTGGCACCTTGAAACGTTGCCGGACCTCCACCAGCGCCAGCAACAGCTGCGACAGGCTGCAGCGTTCCAGGAAGTGCTTGATCGTGCCAAGGTCAGCACTCAAACGCTCACCGTTGAGGAAGTGCTAGCGGCTGGAGGTTTTCCACAGATTCCACAAGATCAGCTGGGGAAAACGGAAAACGCCGCACAACCTGCCAAGCGTTCCAGGCGTAAGGATGCCGGCAAGGCCCGACCCTCCCGGAAGCGTTCCAGCTGATTAACCTCGGCTCCTGCCTAGCGGTGGGGGCCTTTTCTGCCACCGTTAATCACCCGAAGCCGAGAGGGTAGAGTCTCACCCCCCGGCTCCCTATCGGGCACCAGCAGCACCAGCGCCCGCAGTGCCAGGCCAACCCCAACCAATACCAGTGCCGTAGCGATGAGACTCATTGGACCCAGCTGAGACAGCATGAATGGCCGATCCAGCTAGTGAATGGCCTTGTGCTCAGTCTGGTTAATGAATGGCGTTTATTCAGCGTGTTTATGAATGGCGAATGTTAAACATGAATGAATTTTTAGGCTTGAATGGCCTCTTGAATGACATCGAAATATCTGTGGCATCGTTCCATGAATGACTGCTCAGCTTGTTCCAGCTCTGCTGCATCCATGTAGTGGACGTTAGGTGTACCGCAGCGGCGGGCTAGTACGATTGCCGCTCCAGCTGGTTTTAAGCCGGTTAAATACTTAAGTCCCAGTGAATAGGCTCCGCACTGGTCAATGTAAGTATGTCCGCTGGGAAGCCTGTCGTCGCGGTCGGTTTTACGTCCCACGCTAGTTTTCCAGTCGCAAACATAGATGCCTTGTTTACCTTTTATGGTGAGCAGGGCGTCTGCTGTTCCAGCAAATCTTGCTGGGTGATGAATGGAAAATTCACTTGCAAATACTTCGGTTACGTTTTCAGCGATCCAGTCAGATAGTGATCGAGCGTAACCTTTTGCACTGAATCCTACTGGAGGAACATTGGGGCGTACCCTTTTGAGTGCCCATTGTGTGATCGGGACAGGAATACGCGCCAGTCCTTGTTCGTCCCAGCGAATGGAGTTTCTTTTGTTTGCTGTAGAACGGGCTAATTGCATTGAAGTTTTTAATAAATACTCTGCTTGATTGTGCGTCATATTGCCTCTGTTTGCTGCAACATTACGCTGACATGTAGCTTCAGCTTCCCCGAGGCGTGCTGTCCAGCGTTCCAGTCCGGTAGTGTCACTGGTCTCTTTTAAGATTCTTGTGACACTGTGATACACGTTCCCGGTTTGGTCTCTGTAGATCCGGCCGCCGGGGTCGCTTTCGTCATCACGTTCCAGCTTCCAACGCCTTAATCCAGCAAGTGTGTCTTGTGTATTAGGCATTGAAGGTACTATTTCCCTTCTGGATTCTAATACAGGTGTCAAGCTGCGAAATCGCCGTGCAAGCGCCTCCTGGCTTCTAGGTATGCGGCATGAGCTTCTTCAGCCGTGTCATACGTTCCAAGGTAAACAGCTTTCCCTTGGGTTATAAGGCGAGCCTTGAAGCGCCCATTTGCCTTGCACCAGCCTTTCATCCCAAGAATATTGGCGCGGTTTTGTGTATCACTACATAACCTGAGGTTCCAGATACGGTTGTTTGCCTTGTTTTGGTCTTTATGGTCGATCTGCACAGCACCTGGATCGGCACCTGTGACCCATGCCCACACAAGGCGATGGGCTCTCAACTGAAAATTACCGAGCTTGATAGACCTGTAGCCGTAAGCGTCTACAAAACCAGCAGGTACATCCAAGCGTGTTTGAGAGCTACGGCGAACGCGCCAGAAAAGCTCTCCAGTGAGAGGGTTAAAGGAAAACAGCTCCCATAACTCCGCCGTGGAGGGAAGGGGCCTGTATGCTCGTGCCATCGCCTATTGCAGGTAGGTGGTCGGGGGCAGGGTGTTGGAAGCACCGCTGCCCCACCATTTTACCTATCAGGCAGGCTTGAACGGGTTCGCACCTGTGAGCAAGCGCGAGATGTCGAAGCCCTCAGCTTTGGCTTCAATCCAGGCGGAATCAATATGTTCCTGCGAACCACGCTTGCGGGGTACAGGACGGACGGCGTACTCGGTGGTAAGACCAGAGCCTTTCTTGCTGATGGTGAAGTCCCACTCCAGCAGATTTGAATAATCCTCAAGCTGGCTGATGGCGTCGATCTCTTTCAGGATCGACTTTTGGGTGATCTGCAGGACTTGGACTTTGCCGGCGTCATAGACGTAGACGGGCAACGCCACAAAGAACTTCAGATCTGCGGTGCCGGGGCCTCCACGGCCTTCACGGGGTTCGAAGTCGCCCATTTCGGCAACCACGTCTTCGTAGGTGGGCTCGAAGTCCCAGCGGAAAGGCTTGTTGGTGCCGTTTGCTTGGCCCCAGCATTCCCATCCTTCCAGAGGTTCGTCAGTGAGTAGGGCGAAGCGGACGGAGCCACCATCGGGGAGTTTTGAAAGGCTGAGGTAGCCGCCGCCGGTGCTGTTGGAGGTGACTGCTGCTGAGGCGGTTTTGCTGAGAAATGCCATGGTCTAGGTGTTTGGTGTGGTCGGCAGGAGTGCCAACGCCTTACACAGTAACACGGGTTGACCGAGGGCGCTAGCCTACAAAAACGCCCCTACAGCTGAGCTGCGGGGGCGTGGTGAACATTCTCGTGTGAGACTCTAACATGTCGCAAAGTAAGACGCAGGATCTGCTGGCTTTTGTGCGCCAGCTGCCTGTGGGGATGGCGTATGCACCGATCTACGCCAAGGATCAGGCGATCCAGTCCGGGAAAATCTCGAAGGGCAAGACCCCGCTAGAGCGCAGCCACCATCAGGTGATGGCGCCGTCTGATGTGGCACTTCAGATCGAGCGCAAGCCGAATGTGTTCCAGGCGGTCGGTGTGTTCACCGGCGGTCGCAGCATGGGACTCGTGATTCTCGACGTGGATCGGAATCTCAGTCGTCTCAAGAAAAAGTGGGGTGAGTCGCTGGAGGGTGCTCCAGTCATTACTTCGACCAAGGCCAATGCGGCGAAGTACCTCTTCCGCGTTCCTGAGGCGTTGTGGGGCTCGGTAAAAGGTTTTGGGTTGTCGGATACCGGCGCTGGTTACGAGGTGCTGTGGGGCCGTCAAGGCGTCATCTACGGCGCTTATCCGGGTTCCAGTGATGGGAAGGCACCAGAAGGTCACTACGGCTTTGAAGGCGACTTGGAGGCGATTCCTGACGCCCCTGAGTGGTTGCTGGCGGAGATGCGTGATCACGCCGGTAAGGAGATCCAGGACGGTGGTTTCATCAAGAACCGCAAGGCGCTGGATTTCTCGGATCGAGACCCAGCTGAAGTTGCCGAAATCATCCAGTCGGCGCTGAAGGTCATCCCTGGGCAGGGCGCTGGCAGCCGGGACCATTGGGTCAAGGTGGGGATGGCGATCCACTCGGAGTTGCCGACTGACCTAGGACTAACGCTGTGGTCCGCATGGTCTGCAGAAGATCCCGAATTTTCACAGGAATGGTCTGAAGGCAATCCCTGTGATGAGGTCTGGAAGTCCTTTCGCAAAGGGCCAGTCAGTCTCGGGACGCTCTTCTGGATGGCGGACCAGCAGATGCCTGGTCGCATGTGGCTCGCAGAAGACCTGCGGAAGGTCGTTATGCAGCTGGAGGCCGATGCCGGTCAAGAGCATCTTCCCCGCTTCTCCGAAATCATCCTGGCGACACGTGAGGCGCTCCAGCTTGAAAATCCGGCAGAGCAGAAATACGAGCTGCACAAGATCGCGTACAAGGCAAAGATGCGCGACGCCTTTGAGTTGGAGAAGATGTATGTCGATCAGGTCCAATATGAGTCTCAATCTGAGACGATGACGGTGAAGGAGCTGCTCCAGCAGGACTTTGAGCGCAGCTACTTGATTCCTGATCTCCTTCCCAACCCCGCAGTCGTCCTGATCTACGGCGCTGGTGGTGATGGCAAGTCCATGGCGGCTTGGACTCTTGCGAAGCACATTGCGACGGGTGCGCCCTTTGTGATTCGCGGCCAGCACGTTCCAGTGCAGCAGGGGCCGGTGCTGTTACTAAACGGCGACCAACCGTTGGTGCAAATGCAGGAACAGCTGCTGGAGATTGAAATGCCGGCGGACGCTCCGGTGACGTTGCGTACCGATTGGACGCTCCAGTCCTATGCACGCTTCCAAAAGCTCATGGACCGGGTGCGCCCCAAGCTGGTGGTGATCGACTCGCTGATCGGCTGCTCTGGCGGTCGGGCGTTCGACGAGAACAAGTCCGATTTCGCTACCCCTCTCTACTGGCTGACCCGTAATAACGGGGTGCTATTCCCGGCCACCACGATCCTGATCATTCACCACGCCAACAAAACCGGCGGTTTTAGGGGCACCAGTGCGATTCGGGATGCTGTTGACGAAACCTGGAGCCTTCGGCGTCCAAGTGACAAGCAGTTGGAGCAGACAGGAGCTAATGCCCGAATCATCACCATTGAAAAATCGCGCTCTGGTCGTGGTGGCACCAGCTTGATGCTGCGCCAAGAAGCCGATCTGAGCTTCACGTTGGCGGATTGGACACCCGAGGTCGATCCGACCGAGACAACCCCGTCAGGCGTCATTGATCGGGTGCTCCAGCGCCTTCGTGTCGTCTACCCAGCCGGCAAAACCCGTGATGAACTCAACTCTGATCCGATTTGCGGAGGAAGTGTCGCCGGAATCAGGAAGGCGCTCCAACGCTTGGAAAAACGTGGGCTGATCCACGTGATGGAGGAGCGCAAAGCCGATGGAAAGCGCGGTAGTGCCAGCAAGGTCTATCAAGCTGTTCTCTCTCCCTCGCGGGGAGAGGTAGGAAATACCTGTCCCACTAAGGAAAAACCCTGTGATACCAACGAATCCAAAGTGGGACAGCAGCCCGAAATTCAGGAAGTTGTCCCACTTAAATCGAATGTGGGACAACCTGACCCTGAAAAACAGGCCTGTCCCACTTTGAAACCCCGTGATACCAAGGGATCTGGTCAATGGGACACCTCTGGGACATATCCCCACGCGCGTGAGGAAAGGTCTCAGGCCGAGTTGGACCAGCTGATGCAGGAAGCCGCACGGATGTGGGACTGATGGGCCAGTTCACCCCGCCTAACTTTTTCTTAGGGCTCATGCGGGTTGCCGCGTGGGTGTTTTGGAGAGATCCAGTGAAGCCGGAACCGCCCCAGCCGAAACGCCCCAGGAAGCCTGTCCTGGGGTACAACGTCGGTGACATCCCCTACGAGCTGCTCGCCGTGATCCGGGTCTCCTGGTATCGCAAGGGCATGACCTACGAGGTGGAGGAGTACCAGATCGAGGAGTCCGACGACGCCCCAAACCAGTTCGCCTACATCGTTGGCACTGCCCTCCGCCAAGGCGCTGACGTTTGCGTCCTCACGCAATACGAGCCAGAAGCCTTAGGTGTGCAAGAGTAGAAGGGTTCCCGCTCTGCTTAGCATAGGGCTGGGTCGGTAGTCCATTGGTAAGGACAGGCGGACAACGCTTCAGACAGTCGGTTCGATTCCGGCACGACCCGAGGGGTGCAGCTCGGTCGGGGCTGCATTAAACGCGACTCGCCCATAAACCTTTGTACGCCCCTCACCCCAAATCCACTGGTACGACTAGCTTTTGTACCTAACTTAAAAACTTTTATGTAATGACACAACATCCAATCACCCCGCCACCAGAGCTGGTACAGCAGTGGTCTGATATAGCGTTGGCCGCTTCCGGCATGTTTGAAGTCAAGATGCAGTTCGCCACCCTCGCCGCCCGATGGGGCGCCGACCAGGAGCTGGAGGCGTGCTGCGAGCTGGTTAGGGACAACGACGGTTACGACGCTGGGATGGCACTCCTCGCTGAGCGCCGCATCCATTCGCTCAGCTTGAAGCAGCAGGCACTCCAGGCGATTGGTAGGTTCTCCTCCAATGCTCACACAACGGCCAACGAGATGACGGCCGACTTTGAGCTGCTGCGCCGCGCAGTGGAGCAGCTCGATGACTGACCGCACCATCACCCCACCGCCGGAGCTGGTACGGCAGTGGCTGCTGGAGTATTACGGCGGCGACCTTGGCGAAGTGAGCCCCGAGGAGATGTATGTCGCTAGGTGCGCTGCCCAATGGGGTGCTGACCAAGAGTTGGGGGCGTGCTGTCAATGGATTAGCGATGACGCGGAAGCGCTGCGTATCTATCGCCGTCCCAAGCCGCCAAATTTAAGGGAGCAGCTCGATGACTGAGCGCCGCGCCTGACCTAGTGCCGGCGATTGTGAAGAAACGCAACAGCTCGGCCTTGCGGTCGGGCTGTTTCTGTGCAACACTAAGGGCAAGCCCGCCAAGGCGAGCCCTCCATTACTGATTAACAATGTACGAGCCATTCCAAGCCAAAGTTGACAACAGCGACCTCAGCCCCTGGTATTACGCCGTTGGCTGGGCTAAGCACACGCTCCAGCTGCAGATCACCCGTTACAACGGGCTCGGTCTGAACACCAGCTACGAAGAAAAACAGCTGGAGCGCTTGATCGAGCTGGAGCAATTCTTGAAAATGTCGTGGGATCAGTGGATGGATTCCCTGCTTCCCAGCGAAACTGCAAAGGAGGTCAAGTGAGTCAGGTACAGAGCATTGAAGAACTCCGTTTTGAAGGAGACCATCTTGTTGTCGATGCCGTTGTTGACGACATGGTGGTGCGCTATCCGCAAACCGCCCTTGAACCAGCGGAATGGGGGCCTGCCTTGTGCCGAGGCACCCTCTACTTTTCAGATGAGGATTTGATTCCAGCTACCGATGCTGAACTCCGGGCCATGCTCACAGATCGGGTCGATGACTGGGCACCACTCGACACGTCTGATTCCTACGTCTGAAGCTCGTGACCTACGTAACCAGTACGACTACGACGACTGGGAAGTAGGTCTAGAGCCAATACCGGGGGATACGCACTGGGTCAGGGTTCGCACCTTGACCCAGCTTTACCGCCACCTCATCTATGTGTTCGCCACCAGCGACACCATCAGCTCCACCCGACTTGCACAGCTGGCTATCCACGAGATTCTCAAGTTGAGACTCACGGATCTCACCCGGATACGCCAGCAAGATCCCAACTATTTCGCATGACTGACTGGTACGCCGATTACTACCGCCAATCGCGGGGGTACAACGACAACGACATGCGCGAACTGCGCAGTCTTCAACGCAAGCCATCGACAGAGGTGCCGGAGGTGTTCAAGCACAGGTTTGCTGATCCAGCTGAGTACGATGCCTGGGTCGAAGAGCGCCGTCGCCTCTACTTCGGCTGAACTTGATCCAATCCCGAATGACCGAAACTTCAATGGTGCCGTTTTACCGCTCTTACCTTTTGGGCGGTAAAACTATTTACCTCGACAAGCTGGCGGAGTTGCCCGACAGCGAGCTGAACCTCCTCAACATTGAAACGATGGCGGCACTGGAGGAAGCTCGCCGCGACTACGACGCCCTCGAAAACAAGCAGTCCGAAGAGGCTGGTTCTGTCTATCGCCGTTTGAAGGTGGCTGGTTATTTCCAGGCCGCTATCAAACTGGAACTCCAGAACTGACCATCCCCTACTACACTGCACCCGTTCTTACCTACGAACATGTACATCCTTTCTGCAGCGCAGTTCGATCAGATCATCAAAGCGCTGGACGACGCACGCTTTGCCTTGGATACGTGCCAGCACATCGAGCTGGATATTGCCGATCCAAAGAAGACCATTGCTCTGCCCGTTACCGAGAAAGCGGTCAAGGCACCCAAGTCTCAAGTTAAGACTCGTAAGTCCAGCCGCAAGGGACGGCGTGGGGTGGCGGTATTGACGGAAGCCAAGGTGCTGGAAATTAAGCGCCAGTTGGCTGATGGTGGGAAGTCGGTGGCCAAGATCGCTAAGGACTTTGGCGTTCATGTCACCACCATCAACTGCATTAAGTCCGGCAAGACTTGGAAGCATGTTGCTCTCCAGCAGGCAAGGGAGGTTGTTGTCGCTTGAAAAACACTCGTCACGGGCATAGCGCCGGTGGGTACATAACCCCTACCTACCGTTCATGGTCCAGCATGAAGGAGAGGTGCTGTAACCCAAAGCATCACGCTTTCGATCGCTACGGCGGCGCTGGAGTTCGGGTTTGCGAGCGCTGGCTCAGCTTCCCTAATTTTCTAGCGGATATGGGTGACCGCCCTTTTGGTACGTCCCTAGGACGTATTGGAGATGTGGGAAATTACGAGCCGGGTAACTGCGAGTGGCAAACGGATAAAGAGCAAGCCAAACGTGGTGAAGCTCAAAACAAGGCCAAGCTCACTGAAGAGCAAGTTTTGTGTATTCGTGCCCTACACACTCCGTTTCGTAAGGGTCTTGTGCATCCGCACAACATCGCCGCTGACTTGGGCATAGATCCAAGCACTGTGTATCGGATTGTTCAACGGAAAATCTGGGCTCACGTCTGATGGCCGTATTAGCTGATCACGAGATTCACAACCTGGCACGTCGCAATCTGGTATTCCCGTTCCAGTCGGAGCTGGTGAATCCAGCGAGTCTCGATGTGAGACTCGGCGAGAACTTGCTGGTGGAGTTACCGACTACCACCAGCTTGGTGCCTTACTCCATTGCTGGGCATACGAAGGAAAAACCTTTCATGCTCCAGCCTCACGAATTTATCCTCGCCGAGACCGTGGAGGAGTTTGATTTCCCGGATTGTGTCGCTGGGCAGCTGGCGCTCAAGTCGTCTCGTGCCAGGGAGGGGATTGAGCATCTTCTTGCCGGGTATATCGATCCCGGTTACAAAGGGCGGCTAACACTGGAACTACAAAACGCTAGGTCCTTGCACGCTGTTCCGTTGTGGCCGGGTATGCGCATCGCGCAGATTGTGTTCCACAGAATGTCGATGCTGCCCGGCAAAAGTTACTCCGTTACTGGTCGCTATCAGGGCGACACTGCTGTTCAGGCTTCCAAAGGATGAGTAATTCAGTGGACCATCCCCCGCATTACACGGCGGGGAAGATTGAGGTAATTGAGGTTCTGGAGGATTGGGTGCAACATGCGCCTGATGCTCGCGTTGGGTCGCTCCAGTGGCAGTGCCTTAAATACCTCAGTCGGATGTGGCTGAAGAAGGATCCACTGGAAGATGCGATGAAATGTCGCTGGTATCTGAACCGCTTGATTAACACTCTCGCTACTGAACCCTACAAAAATGACTGTCGAGATTAACCCTAAAGTTGTTGCCACTGCTGTGCTCATGGCTTATGACCGATCTTCAACCGTTGAGGATGGTCTAGCAAATGCCGTGCGGGTATTGGCAACAAGTATGTTTCCGATAGAGCCAGAACCCGAGTGGTGGGAGCCCGTTAGGGGGTATCAGCGCCGCGCCTTGTTGCGTAAGTGCTTGGAAACCATTGCTTCTGAACTGGAGGATGGCGAGCTCGTAGGCGGATTGTCGCCAAGGCGTTGGGTGAGAAGGCGCACCATCACAATCGGGTCGCTGATCAGGTTGCACTGGTGCGCTTTTGCATCCTGCTGGCTTACATGACTACAAACATTTTCATTTGCGCAGGAGTTATTCGGCACTGGAATGGCTAACCATTGCACTCACACTTTCAGGCATATTGTTTCAACACATAAATGGCACTCCAAAAAACGTGTTACTTATTGGCTGCGGTGTAAGAGCTGCGGACATAAGTGGAAGGTTTACTACGATCCACACAAACAAAAAGAGATCCAGCAGTCCAACAAAGTAATGCCGCCTAGTCGGCGGAGACTTTCAGACTTGGAGGTCAGACTTGCTTTGCTGGATCCCAGGTCAACGTCGGATGTGGCGGTAGATCTAGGAGTTACGCGCCAAACCATCGGGTACATCCGAGCCGGTGTGTATAAGGCAAACTTGTGGCCTGATATTCCTCGCTACCCCACAGAGAGGCAACTTGCTGGGCACACCAGAGCAGACAACGGCTGCAAAAAGTGCGAATACTGGTCTAATGGGACGTGCTCATTTGATCTTCCAGAGGCTGGGATGCCCGGTTTCGCGGAGGAGTGCAACTACTTCACACAAACAAACTGATGGCAATCACAATCAGCAGCAGAGCGTGCCAAGGCTGTGGTGCGCAAACGACCAATCCGGTGTTGTGTATGAAGTGTTATCGCTCCAGTCCGGCTGGACGGGAGGAGTTGCGCTTGGATCGGTTGCGGCAGGGTTACAAGCCTCAGCCGGATGGGGGGCCATGCAAGAACTGCATACATTGGAAGGCGCGATGCTTGCTCGGGTTTCCCGAGGGTGGGACACTCGCGGCGGCGGTGCTCTGCTCCGCTAGGGAAGTTGACAGCCTGCTAGAGTAGTAGGGTACACGCCCTACCAGGCATGAAAATCCTCCAAGGCATCGAGCACCTGTCCACGCTCGATGATGCAAGTTTCGTTGCGTTTGACGTTGAGACCACCGGGCTCCAGCCGAAGTTCGGTGGTCTGCGGCTTCTGCAGTTAGCCACCTTCGGGAAGGATCCGGTGGTTCTTGACTGCTGGAGCTTCAGCGATGAAGACTGGATCACGCTCGAAGAGTTCTGCAGCGTTCCACGGCAGTGGCTGGCGCACAACGCGGTGTTTGACCTCGGGTGGTTGCAAGAGCACGAGATTTACCCGGAAGGCAAGATCTACTGCTCGATGTTGGCGAGTCGGATCTTGACGAACGGGCTGCCAAACCTGAAGCACGGGCTCCAGCACGTTGTTCACCGCTATCTCGGCCAAGACATTTCCAAGGAAGAGCAGAAGAGCGATTGGTCGGCTGATCTGCGCGTGGAGCAGATCGAATATGCGGCCAAGGATGTGGTGGTGTTGACCCAGTTGTGGGAGCCGATCACCAAGCGGATGGCGACTGGTGCGTTAATGCCAGCCTGGGAACTTGAGTGCAAGGCGCTTCCGGCAATGGCGCAGCTATGGCGCACCGGGCTGCCGTTTGATAAGAAGATGCTGGAGCAGCTAATTGAAGATTTAGATATTGAAAACGTGGAGGTCGGTGAGAAATTTATTGAAGACTTCGATGCCGCGCTTCCGCCAGAACACAAGCTCCACCGAGGGTTAGACGGGAAGTTGTTGTACCAGACAAAACCGGGGCCAAAAGGTAAGAAGCCGGACCCGAATGTTTTTAATCTCAATAGTCCTGCGCAGCTGCTCAAAAAGTTCACAGCTTTGTTGGGTGAGCCGCCGATGGATATGAAGAACAACAAGCCCAGTGCTAGTCGTTCTGCGCTCCAGGAATACGTTGGTGATCACAAGGTTGTGGCGGATTATTTGCGGTGGAAAAAAGTTGAGAAGCGGCGGCAAATGGCTGAAACTTTGCTGAAGAATTATTCGGAGGATGGGTTTATCCGCGCCAGTTATTTGCAGCTTGGGGCTGATACCGGAAGGATGAGTTGTATTTCGCCGAACCTTCAGCAGATTCCGCGTGATCCGCGTTTCCGTATGGCGGTGCAGGCTCCAACTGGTTGGAAACTGGTTGTAGCGGACTATGGGCAAATGGAGCTGCGGCTTGCGGCGGCAGAAGCACAGGATCCCTTAATGACAGCGGTGTTCCAGTTCGGGGAGGACCTTCATACGATGACGGCGACGCAGATTTACGGGGTTGAAGCCGATGAGGTTACAAAGGAGCAACGGCAAATTGCAAAATCGGCAAACTTCGGATTGTTATACGGAAGTGGCGCAAAAGGACTCAGAAATTACGCAGCAGCGACCGGAATCCAGATGGATATTGATGAGGCGGCGGAAGTGCGGCAAAAGTTCCACGCTGCATATAAAGGCATCTCCAAATGGCAGCGCGAAAATGCTGCAGCTGCTGATGCGGCTAAGGACAATCCATCTATCCGCATACGCATCTCGGGCTTGCGGCGGTTTTTACCGGGTGAGCACAACAAACTCACCACGCGCTGTAACACCCCAATCCAAGGTGCAGGTGCCGCAGTTCTCAAACTTACGCTCGGCAAATTGTGGCCGCTACTCCACGCCGACGGGGAGGACGTGGTGCGTTTGGCCGGCGTGGTGCATGACGAAATCATCCTGCTCGTAAGAGCAGAACATGCCGATGTTTGGGCGCTCCAGTTGCGGACCGTGATGGAGGAAGCTGAAGCTCGTTGGTTAGGTGAGATTCCGCCGCTTGCTGAAGCTAAGGTCGGGAATAGCTGGCAAGAGGCCAAGTGAGCGAGCTGACCGAATACCGCGTAACCATGTGGCCTCGCCACGGTCCCACGCACAACCTTTACCTCGAAGCTCCCGATGCCTATACGGCACGGGAGTATGCGATGCGGATGTGCCCGGACCAGAAGGTGATCGGTATTCGGAGGATTGAAGACCTCAAGAAAGACGGGCTGGCATGAGTCGGCCCAAGACTGGTCGTGAACTGGTGCTCGAATGGCTAAATCGGGAGATTCGTGCGGCGAAAACGGCAGATTTGCAGCGGGCTGCCGCTTTTTTGCAGTGGGCGCGGGATGTACGAAAAGGGTGTGCCAAGCAGAGGGGTGGGGCGCGAGTGGCGCAGGCCAATGCGTGGCGGAAACGGGTTGATGACGACGTGCGGTGGTGAGACTACTGTGACTCACTATGCTATTGTGTAGCAGACTAGACCGCAGCCCATGCCGCTGAACCACGGAAACAAGTATTACTGCCAGCTGCTTCTGGATCCGCACCGCTACAAGTTGGCGGAAAACCTTGCGGTGGCGGAAGGCAAGAAAGTTACGGCGTTGCTGCGGGAGATGGTCTACGCAGCGCTCGAAAAGTCTTTGCCTGCTTCGGACTACAAAGCGGCTCAGGCGGCTGACGAGGCTGCATGGAGAGAGTCGGTGAAGCGGCGGGTTGAGGGAAGGATGCGCTCCAAGCAAGAAGGCAAAGTGTCAGAAACTGACGCATAAGACTCAGTTGTGTTTCGTGATATACCGACGCACACTAGGTCGGGGCTGTAACCTTACACAGTAGTCACTGAAGAGCAATGACGCGCTATGTCGTCATGGTCGAAGATCGCTGGGTTACGGCGGTTTACGGCCCTGGTAAAGGAATTGGTTTCACCCGATCCAAGGAGGATGCATCCTCGTGGGTCACGTATGAGCGAGCTGTCGCTGCGGCGAGAACTGTTGCTCAGTCTTTTCACTGTGACGCTGCTGTGCATAGCGTTGATGAACCCGCGTATCCCCGGTCATGGAAGTAGTACCGTTCCAGGAACAGCAAGACCCGGAACTTCGTCTCGGTGAAGGTCGCTCGCGTACCAGTGCAGCAACGGCTCAGCTCTTCGAGCTGAAAATTTGGTTGCCGGGTCAAGGTGCCATGCGGGATTTGGTGCGGGCTGAGTCGCTCCAGCAGGCGATTGAGTTTGCCCAGAACCGCTACCCAAACTGCAAGGTGGAGGTGCCGTCAACGGCGGCGAAAAAACCTAGGCTGGCTCGTGCCAAAAATGGGCCGCGTGAAACGGCCCGTAGGCGTCTCAAACTCGTGGAGAAAAGGAATGAGTCAGCAGATCGCTGATTGGGCACGCCAGTCGTGGGGTGAGGTCATCGTGGATCAGAACCGCGCTGACCTCATGGATAAGCTCTACTTCTGGGATGGACGCGACAAAAAAGACCACCCCATGCACGGCACATATACCGGCCTGTACTCGAAGTACACCGCCAACTAGGCGGAGTCGCGGTCCATTCCAAATCGCTCGGCCAGGTTATCCGCTGCCTCGCGGATAGCCCAGGCCGCTTTTGTTTTTTCCAGCTGGTGCAGCGTGTTCAGCACCAGTGCGGCTTCAAGTAAACCGCGATAATCCTGTTTGTTAAACAGGTCAACGAGCCAGCGATCTTGCGCTGTTTTATGGAAGCTGGACTCGGGGGTGTGTTCGATGGGGCGCATGGTTAACCTCGGCGGATGCGGAAGAACCAGCCCGTGTCGTTGCCTTCGATGAGCCAGCGAGGCAGCCAGTTCTTTCTGGAGTAGGCGATACCTGCTCCACCCTTGTTGCTGACATAGCCGCCGTTTTGCAGATTTGCCTCGCCGAATGGGTCGTTGTGGATGAAGTGTGTTGGGGTATATCCCACCACGACACTCCAGTGGCCGGTGCCGCTGGGGTTAGACACGGGACCTTTGTGAAGCCAGCCGACAGGAACTGGATAACCGTTGGCGATTTCTGTCACCAAATCTTCGACGGTGCCGTCCATTTCAAAGGTGGCGTTTAATCCCAGTGCTTTGAGAGCGGCGATTTGTGCTTTGGGGTCGGTGGTGTCGCCAAAGCGGGCGCGGAGTTTGTTGTACTCGTAGTCGCCGGAGATCTTGCCGTAGTAGCGGGCCACCATTGCGCAGCTGGAGCTGAAGCACTGGCGGTATCCCGTCGCTCCGTCATCGGGTCCAAGCTGATACTCGTAGGGAACCTTCAGTAGTTTTTGACCTGGCGGGACAACAGGTTTTGCTCCGGCATGTTGCTTTATCAGCTGGATCAACTTGCCTGGATAGTTAGGGTCGGTTGCGTAACCTTCCGTATGCAACCACTTTGCTGCTTCTTCGCGGGTAGCGGCGTTATTGCAGCCTTTGTAGTTCTTGTAGTCCTTGTACCAGTGATCAACAAGGTAGATCACGCAGGACAACAAATCTGGAAAATCAATGAAGCTGTCGGTGATCGTGATCCATTGGCCGTTAATAAATTCTTGGGTTCTCTTGTCGGTGCCTTCACCCTTGAGACCGAAAAAATTATTTCTGCCGGATACCAGCTTGCCGTAGCTTGATTCAAGTGCCCACTGCGCTGCTACAAGCTCTGGAAACTTGGCGCCAGCAACGCGGGCGGCTTCTAAGACACCTTCCCAGCTATTGGGGAACTGGGTCTGTTTACCTGCAACGCTCCAAGTTTTGAACCAGCCTTGGTCGCGCCCCAAGATGTGGGGATTGGCTTTGTTGATGGCAAGTTCCAGCTCAGTGATGGCTGCCATCTGATGGGGCAGAGCCTTGTAAAAACGAAACAGGTCGCTAAGGCGGATTTTGTTAGTCGTCATGACAAGGCTCCACGGAGTCAGCGGCGCTTTTTAGGGAAAGCTAGGCGCAGTGCTCGCACCACTAGCTGAACCCAGCTGTTCGAGCGCAAGCTGCTCATGCCGATGATTTCGGAACCAGCGGCAACAATGATGGCGATGATGGCCACATGCTGTTCGGTCATGCAGATCCAAGAGATTTACTGAAGTTTAGCTGTACTAGAGAAGAGTTCCGGCGCACGTAATAGTTTCTATCGCTACATTCCAGGTAGCCACTGCTGGGTATGGACCATCGCATTGAGGATGGCGAATACTTAAACAAAAAAGAGGCAAAAGCGAGATTTAGGCAATCAATTCTTAACCATTGGAATAATTCGTGCGCTTATTGCGGGGTAGATCTGGGGCGATCTGCAACCCTCGATCATGTTCACCCCAAATTCAGGGGTGGACACACGCACCAGCAGAACTTGGTAGCTTGCTGCTTTGGGTGCAATATCTCGAAATCGGCTGCAGATTGGCTGGAGTGGTACAGGGATCAGCCGTTTTGGGAGCCGCACCGAGAGGGTGCGATCATCCGCTGGATTACTGAGGGCCTTGTTGCGTAGGGTCCCAGGCCATTCCTTCGAGGTACATCACCGCGATGTAGTGGTCCTCGGCATAGCGGCAGACGCTTCCCTTGCAAGCGCGGTAGTACAGCTCGCCGCGTTCGTTCTCCAGCTGGTCCAGGCTGTAGCCGTTGCCGTAGTAAGTGGTGTGGACGACGCTCATTTGTTGTAACCGACGCGCATCTCAATCTGACGCACTCTGGTTTCAAGATCACTAAGGCGTTCCTTGCTGTCGTTCTTCAGTTCTTGGATGTCAGCCGCCACCGTATTGACCGACTGATCCAGCTTGGCGACTTGCATAAAAAGACCAGCCAAGCCGACCACCGCAGCGGTCAACAAAGCTGGCACCATCTGGGTGAACGGGCTTTCAGGTGGCTTGGCGGTGATCTGCGCCTCTTCGTGGTGCTCCAT